AAATATGATTGCATCAACGACGCGCAGAAGCAGAACACCAACACGCTTGGTTACCTGCTTCGCGGTCAGCAAATGTCCGACACGTTGCAGGGTGGCTCGTCCATCCGCGACAACATCACCCTCGGGGTTACCCGCATCGCGCGGTTCTACTCCGTGGACGAGACCGAGACGTACCAGGCTCCTCAGCCGACTACGACCTGGATCGGGTACTGGCGGTTCGCTCGTACCTATGTCACCTGGACGGATCAGCAAATCGAGCTGAACGACATCAGCGGCGACCTGACCCACATCTTCAAGAGCGAGTGGTACAAGATCCAACAGGAGATGTGGACCGACTGGTTCAACTTCCTCGAGGAAGCTCTCTGGGCTGTTCCGAACAAGACGAAGATGGAGGCCCAAGACGGGACGGACTTCATGTCCATTCCGTCCATCATCAACGAAGAGACCAACGGCTTGGCCGTCCCGGGCGCCGCGAACGGCGGAACCTGGACCACGGTGCAAAGTGTTGCCCCGACCGATTCGGGCAAGGGCAACTGGGTTCCGACCCAACAGAGCTACGCGGCGCTGATCGCGACGGGCGGGGCCTCCGGCCTCGTTTCCGCGTTCGACAAGGCGTTCCTCAAGACGGACTTCTCGCCTCCGCCGATGAAGGCGGAATACTACGAGAGTGCGACGGCGCAGCCGAGCGGGGCGATCTTCACCTCGCTCCAAGGCGTCGCGAACGCGCAGTTCGCGTATCGCTCTGAGAACGACCGCTGGGTTTCCATGTGGGACCCCTTCGGCCGTCCGATGTACGGCGGGCGTCCGTTCGTCTTCATCAAGCAGCTCGACACGGCTCAGATCTTCCCCACGGGGACGGCTGGCGCGTACTCGACTGAGCTTGTGACCACCAACACGAAGGGTGGCCCGCGCTACTTCGGTGTCCAGCCGAAGTACCTGCGCATGGTCTTCAAGAACACCCGTTTCCAGAAGGACTTGGGTGAGCTGACTCCCTACGACGCGCCGCACCGGCACAGCCGGCCGATGGACACCTGGGGCAACCTGGTCGCCCGTTCGCGGATTCGTCACTTCATCGTGTATCCCTCGACCAACATCACCTCGGCCTGATAGCGGAGACATAGACAATGCAGTTTCTTCCGAACTCCTACGGTGGGATGGGACTGATCCCTCTCACCCTCAAAGGCCGCGTGTGGAACCGTTCGGGTGCCACGCTGACGGTCGGCGAAGTGGTCATGACGGATACGCTGGCGCTCGACCCGGAAGACGGCCAAGTGGCCGGCGACCTCGGGACGATCTCCGGCGTTTCGTCCGTGACCTCGAACCCCGGTGCGGATGCCTTCCCGCTGAACAACGTCATTACGCCGACCACGGCGGGACTCGGCGTTCTCGGCGGGGCGACGGCGGACCCGGGCTACTGGTTTGGTCTCGTGATCAGCCTCGGCGATGTTGGTACCGGCGCGGACAACACCGTGGTTGAAGTGCTGTGGCAGGGCCGGGGCGTCGCCAAGATGGCCGCGACGGTCGGCACGGCGCAGTACGGCAAGCCTCTCGTGGCGGCGAACGGCGTTCGGACGCTGACGCTCACCACGGCGGCTGGCACGAAGATCATTGCTCGACTGGAGCAAGACACCACCACGGCCAACACCAACGCGAACGTGCTGTTCGACGGGCTCAACGGCTTCGGCGTCCAGGCCGCGAGCTAGTGAAAGGCGGCGGGGGCTGGAGCGATCCGGCCCTCGCCGAACACACCAATGCCTAGCACCAAAGCACTAGAGGTGTACGTCGCGCAGACGTATGCACCCAAGGCGAGCCCTACCTTCACGGGGACGGTGACTCTGCCCTCTGCAACGCAGCTTTCCAGCCCGGCCCTGATGACTCCGGTTATCTCGGGCTCTCCGAGCGGGGACGGGATCGCTCAGTACGTCGAGGTCACGGTCACGGCGGCTCAGACGAAAGCGCTTCGGGCTACTCCGAAGGCTGTTCTGGCCGCTCCCGGCGCCGGCAAGGTCATTCAGGTTCTCGGTGGCACGCTTCTCCTGGACTACGGGACGACGCAGTTTGCCGAGGACGCTGGCGGATCGAACCTGGGGCTGCGGTACACGGATGGCTCCGGGGTGAAAGCCTCGGATGACATCGAGATGACCGGGTTCATTACTCAGGCCGGCGACTACGCAACGAGCGTCACCCCGAAGACGGACGCGATCGTGGCGAAGGCCGGCGTCGAGAACCAAGGGCTCGTCCTCCACAACGTGGGCGCCGGTGAGATCGTCACCGGCGACTCGGTCTTGAAGCTCAAGGTCGTCTACACGGTCTGGAGCACGGGCTTCTAGCGATGGCTCTCCGCGCCTCCGAGCTTGTTGCACACTTCGAGCACGCGCTCGGAAACGCGGCCATCGACAACTTCGCCACGCTCTCGCTTGTCAATCAGGCGGGGGCGTGGCTCTGTTCCTCTCACTCCTGGAAGCATCTCGAGCGCCCCCCGTACCGCTTGAACCTTCGAGGGACGATCACGATCACGGCGGCGACTTGGACCGAAGCAACGCTCACGCTGACGGTGACGAGCCCGACGACAGCCTTCGCGGACTACGCTCTGCTCGATGGCGACCAGGTCGAGATCGAATCGGGCACGGGCGCGGATCCGGGCTTCTACGACGTTCTGTCGGCGACGGCCTCGGCCATCGTTCTGCGCACGAGCATCGGCTCGGCGGCGAACGGGCAAACGAACATCGCGGGCGAGCTGGCGCTTCCGAGTGCCCGGCTTCCGAGCGACCTACAAGAGCTGATCGACGTTCAATGCTGCGGCGTCTCCGGCTCGAACGTGACGCTGCTCACGCCTGCGGCCCTGATCAACATCAAGGCCGATAACACGGTCTCCGTGGATACGGACTTCTACGGGGCTGTCCTGTGGGGCGCGAGCGTTGGAGTGGACGGCGGGGCTCCGATCCCGAGGCTCGAACTCTGGCCGCCTCCGAGCGTCGATGCCAACTTCTCGATCATGGTGCATTACCGCGCCGGCTGGCAACGGCTGACGCGGGATGACCTCTACTCGAACACGCCGGACTGGTTCGATTCACTCGTGATACAGGCCATGCGCCAGTACGCGCGCGGCTTCGAGAAGCACACGATGGATGAGGAGCTGGCGCGCCTCAAAGGCTCCGTCCTCTATGCGGACGCGCAGCGCAGGGATGGCGGGATCCAGCGGCGCCTCGGCCGGTATCGAGGTGGGGCGGTGCAGCAACGCATGGCGCACGGCGATCCCAGGGTCGGTAACTGGATCATCGAGCTACCCTGATGGCCGGCGCACCCCTCAAGCTCGTGTATCCCTTCGGAGGTCTCAGCGAGGCGTTTGGCTTCGACGAGCAGCCCCCGAAGACGGCGCGCGAGATGCGCAACATGCGCGGGATCGACCCCAAGACGGGGCGACTCCGTGGGGCGTCGCGCTCTGGATTGACTCGGTTCATGGACGCGGCGCTCGCCAATGCGCCGGTAAAGCGCATCGAGCAGATCACCTACGATGCCCCGAACCAGACGTACACCGATCTAGGCAATGCTCTGGCGACGGTCTGGAGCAAGGCCAATCCGTCGAACCGAGACAGTTACGCGCTCGACCTTGACAGCCAGTCGAATCTGTACGTCCTGGATGGAGCGGCCGGTGTCGTCAAATACAACAGCTCGGGCGTCAAGCTGTTCAAGATCGCGCTGACGACGGACGGCAAGCGGGATGTCTGCAAGGCGCTACGGGTGGATCCGGTTACCGGGTTCATCTACGTCGGCGTCTCGGATGGGAACAAGTCCGAGAAGGGCAAGCTGTTCTGCTATCGGCAGAAGGACGACAACGAGACGGACAAGGTTTTCGAGGTTGAACCGGGAGGCTTCGTCCAGCAGCTCCGGATCTACCAGCGGGAACTCTATGCGCTCCTGAACTTCCCCGACCGGGGCCGGGCGTACATCCGCGTTTATGGGCTGATCAACACGACGGACCCCGAGCAGACGAAGCCGTTGGCGAGCGGATCGAGGCCAACAAGCTTCGGCCCGACATTATTGATCTGCACCGCGACCGCGGCGCTGTCCGAATGCTGGGTGATGCCGTGGCCCTTGAGGCCGGTGTCGGTCTCGACCTCGACGAAGCAGGCGGAGGCGGCGTTCTCCCGCTTGACGCCGAGCCAGGAGAAATCGCTCAGGATACGCAGCGGCACGGCATGGACGCGGGCGATCTTGTGCTGGATGGACTGAGACACGTTGCTTCTACCCCCCGTACGTTCCTTATGGAGCAGAGTACCGCAATCCGCGGATTGTCGAAGTACGATTCGCAGCCGCGCACCGAGCCTGCCGCACGTCCATTGTGCCGCTACAGCTCCCAGATCTTCTGCTCGGACTTGTGCAGGTGCTCGACCGTGCCGTCCTCCTTGATCAGGAAATTGTCGCAGATGAACGCGAAGTTGGTCGGTTTGAAGAAGCCCGGATGCACCGCCATGTTCATGTTGGCGGCGAGCGGCATGGTCTCGTCGTTGCGCAGGAGCGGGCGCTCGACCAGGTCGTAGCCCTGGCTGTGACCGTAGAGCCGCATCTCCGGCGGCGCGCCGCGGCTCTTCATATAGTCGTTGTGGCTCGCATAGATCTCGGCCAAGTGCACACGCGCCTTCACATAGGCTGGCAAGTAGGCAATTGCGCGTCGGTACCAGAGCGCGGCAAGATTCACGTCGGGTATGGGCACGAGCTCTCCCC